AATAGAACTACATTTGCAGCAATTTACTAATCATTAAAAACGTTTTTAAAATGAAGAAGCTCTTATTTATTATGGCAATGGTGTTGCCGTTGTTTACCTTTATTGGATGTTCTGATGATGAGTCTGCAAATTCTCAAAAGGTAATGATTAATTTGTATTGGAAGTATGAAAATTTAGAAGATACAAAAATAGCATCTCCTAGTATTGTGGCGTTATATGATTATGAAGAGGCAAAAAATTTTGATAAGGAAGCATCCGTTAACGCTTTGGCTTATGATGGGCATATAGTTCTTAGAGATGGAACTGCTTTAACTCCTAAGTATGTATCTGATAGTACAGTGGGTATTAACACATTTGAAAATGTTGATAATGGGAAATATTTAGTTATAGCTATGTATAAACCAGACGGCTTTTCTTTCCCATTTGCTTTTTTGTATGGATATAAAATGATTGATGTTAGCTCTACAATTGGATCTTCTTTAAATACTTTTGTATTAATATGGGAGGATAGTGGTAAGTTTGTGGAAATGCAAAAAAAATAGAAATACAGTTTTCTGTTTGCAATTATTAGCCTTGGTCGCTTTATCGGAGCTTTTTTATGCCTTAAAAGTTACATTCACGAACAATTTCTGAAACTGCAAAGAAAAAGCGGTGAAAAAACAATCTCACCGCTTTTTAAATATGCCTCCAGAGAGGACTTGTGTAAACAAATGCTCAACTTACAATTCCAAATCTCCTTAATTCTATCTTGGTTATTCTAGTATTTATTTTTATTTTATCCAAAATAGCGCTCAAGTCTTCTTCGAACAAAGAGCCTAAATAGGTGCTTTTAAGTAATTTCAATTTCTTTACTACTTTGATAGATGAGCAATCAATGTAACTATCATGAGAAAGGAATGCATACTGTTTTTTATTTATAAAACATTGCATTGCTTGAACATACGGAGGAAGTTTGATATTTATATACGAATTAAAAATAACTCCCCCGTAGACATTCCCTTCATTATCAAAGCCGAGTACTACGTAATATTTATCACGGCTATCGTCTCCTGCTTTAGGGGTTATTCCGTTGGCTTGATTCATTGTTATTCGGAATACATCTCCCGTTTTAACTTCTGAAGGCTTCATCTACAGCAATCATTTCGTTGATATACACGATAAAATCCTCACTTGCACCTCCGTCTCTTGCCATATCCGCTACATCGATAACATGGCTGCCTGATTTAGTTCTTGCCTTTCTCCAACATTCCGTATGGGAAGTTTTCTCCAAATCAGAGAAACTCATTTTGCTATATTGAGCGATACATTCATCTAATACTTCTTTGTCATATTGGGATAAATATTCCATATCTGCAGACCGTTTGGGCAATAAGTAATAATCAACCACATGTATATCGTCTGATAAATGAGGTAAAATATTTTTATTGCCTTTGATTGCATCATACAGTTCCGTGGGGACCGGTCCGTGAGGAAGTGCGCAAAATCTATTGGCAGTCATTAATTGTCCCCATTCAACAAGGCTACGCTGGTTAGCAAAATACAATATTTTGAACAGATGATAATAATCCATGCCACCTGTTTTATTTAGTATATACAATACCACTTCTATTATTTTCTTCTGTTCAATATTGGTCATAGCAGATTAACATTTGGTAATGTTTAGACACGGCAAAATTACAACTAACACATATAACAAACAAGAAAATCAGACAGTTTAACAACAACTTTACAACAATCCTACAACATTCTACCATTCAATACAATTACTGTTTTGCGACATTTGCGATGCGGTTGATATTGACCGTAACTAAGATTTAAAATACAATGGAAAAAACTTATGTATTTAATCAAGACGGGGCAGGTGGAACGAGTAACGGCTTACTTGCATCAATCCTTCCGTCTTTGCAGAACAGGGGTATTGACACAGGTTACCTCATGGGATTAATGAACGGTGGAGGCGGTAACGGTGGTTTCTTCGGGAACAACGGCGGTTTTCAGGACATTATTGCGTTGATTGTGATTGCTGCCATCTTTGGCAACGGCAACTTCGGTTTTGGAGGCGGAAACAACAATCAGGGTGCCAATGAAGGAAGAGACATGATTATGCAAATGCTTAATCGTAACGGTGTGGACATCGCATCACTTGCCCAGGCGTTGAATTTATCTTCAGACCAAATCCTTGCTGGTATTAACTCTGTATCTCAGGCTATATGCGGTCTAGGCAATCAGATGGGACAGAATACCAACAGTATCATTACTGCAATTATGCAGGGCAATCAATCTATCCTTGCTCTATTAGCCGATTGTTGCTGCAAAACACAGACTGCGATTGAACGGCAGGGATATGAAAGTCGCTTAGCAAGTTGCGAAAACATGAATACGCTTACACGTACAATGGAAGGGAATACTCGTTCTTTGTCGGACGCTTACCGTGAAGGATTCCAGGCTATTGTAGCCAAGATGGATGCCGCAGAGGCACGCCGTCAGCAGGAAGCCCTTGCTGCAAGGGATGCAAGAATTGCAGTTTTGGAGGGGGAAATCTCTCAGCGTAATCAGAATGCGACAATCTTGAGCAACTTCGGTCAGCAGATCGCGCCGTTGGTAGCCGGCTTGCAGGCATTGCAAAGTGATGTAGACGGTATCAAGTGCAAGATGCCTCCAACGGTATCCGTTCCTTATCCACAGTTGCAGGTGTATAACCCGGAAACCTATCGTGCGGCCGCTTTCGGTGCTTATGCCGGTGACGCGGCTTATGGACGCGGCGGTTACGGATGTGGTTGCAATAACTACTGGGGTTGATCCGGGTAAGAAAGGAGGTAATTATGTGGCCTAACTTTTTTACAGGATTTCCTTTTCCGTTCCCTTCACTTGGCAGGGCAAACTTTAACACCTTGCCAACGGTGGCTGTGACGGTAGGGACGGAGAACGTGACATTAGAGCTTCCGAACCATGCGTTTCGTAACCGGGATTATGTAGGCGGTTTCTATGTCAATATCCGTCAAGCTATCCCGGCTGGAACAACAGCAACACTGCCCATTCTGATAGGGACGAACGGGGACACGAGACCGTTGATGGCTTACGGCGATGTGCCTGTGCGAGTAGAGAACCTTGCCGGTCCGGGTATCTATGAGATCCATTACAACAAATACACGAACGAATTGTATCTTGTTAATGGTGGATATAGACCGACAACTACTCCGGCTCCTACAGCAGAAACGGCTTCTTTGCGAAGCAAGTAGTAATTAACATGGAGCTCTGTGGTTGTTGTAAAAATTGCAATAACCACACTCCTTTAAAATCAAACAATCATGTTTCAGAATCTTCGAGTAAATAATCAGTTGTATATTCTTCATAAGGAAGCCAAACATTTCATAGAGATTGGTTCTGTGGTAAGCGTTTCTGCACCCAAGCCTAAATATCCTATGCCCGCTCCTATGGGGCAGATACCTCAGATGGAGATGGTCGTAGATGTCGTGGCTAATATTAATGGTCAGAACACGACGTTTCAGAATCTTCCTTCCGGTAGTGATATAGCCGACTTTGGGCAAAACGGGAATCTTGTTGTCTCATGTTCCCGCGATGCGATGAACAATGAAATATCCATGATAAAACAAAAAAGATTGGATAGGGTTAACAGTCGGGACTATGACCTCAGCGTGATAGCATCCTGCGATGAGATGTTGACAATGATCAATCCTGAGTTTGCAGAAAAGCAACGTCAAGAACAGGAAATCAACACCCTTAAGGCCCAGATGTCTGATATGAGCAAGAACATGTCTGAACTTATGGAGCTAAACAAGCAATTGATGCAACAGCTTGGAGTTAAGGAAACAACTAAAAAGTAATAATTATGGGATCAAATAGAAAACTAGAAGAGCTTTTCAGAGAGTTCGATGCTTATGAAGACGAAGACTTGATGGAAGCGATAGAAGAAGCCTATAAACTTGGTTGCAAGGAAGGCAAGAGAAAAGCAATGGAAGGCGGTATGGGATTCCGAGACGATGACGATGACGACGACGATGAATTCCGCGATATGTGGAGACGCGGTGGAGAAGGTTTCGGTGAAAGGCGCGGCGTGAGAGGAACCGGACGGTATGCCGGGGAATACCGCAGACGCAGACGTTAAATCAGAAGGGGACATTGTGCCCCTTCTTAAAAAGTAAAGATATGAGATTAGATATGTACGATGATTTTCCTTCGGGGATGAAAGCTTATTTAAGCGCATATGGCTGGCATTTTTCTAAGGCTATGTGTGATTGGGCTATTTCCATGATGGAAAAAGAAGATGGAACTGGCAAGAAAATAAAGGTACAGCCCTGGACAAAAGAGCAGATCGACGAAATGCTTAAAAAATATAACGTCGATGTAAAGAAGAAAGGCGGCTATGACTATGTGTATGTTGCCAATATGTGCAAGGCTGATTTTCTTGGTTCCTCCGTTCCACACGATCAATATGCTGCTTTATACGTGAAGAACGTTTGCGACGATCCGGATGCTTACGATGGTATTGTATTTACTCGTTTCTATGCTGATTGCATCGGTTCTGGAACGCCTATTATTTGGGATGAAATGATGTAAATATGATAAGAAGAGGCCTATACATAATGAAGTACGATTGGCAGGTGCATATATTTTATCGTGTCACCTGCTATTATACGGAAGAGATCATAGGTTTGTTGAAATCAATAGATTGTCCGAAAGACAAGGCAAGAGAGGCTTACAATAATTTGGTGTCATGCAAACTTGATACCGGTGTCACGTACTCCAATTACAAGCTACGGAAATCTGTAATGGTCATAAGCAAGACTTCGTCTCCGGAAGAGTTTTTTAACTCCCTAAAGCACGAATGCCGCCATTTGGAGGATCATATAGCTACGGCATTTAAAATGCCTATAGGAGGTGAAGAAGTGGCGTATTTGGCCGGTTATTTAGGTAGGATGTTGTACGAGGATGTGCAGTTGTTTATATGCGACTGCCGCAAACATAAACGGGAAAAGTTATGCGTAAAGCGAATAAAAAAGAAATAAGAAAATTAAAAAGGGAGTCAGCCAGACGCGAGATTGACCGCCTGGTTGACTCCCTTGACTTTGAGCCGGTCAACTTCAACGAGAAGGTGTGCCGGCTAAGGAGGCTGATGTGCCTGCTATGAGGCTATATCGCCAAGTAGACTATCAAGCAGATGTACTGTAATAGCCAAGTCAAGACTTGTTCAGGCATTAGTTTAGTCTCTTCTGCATAAAGTGTCCGATATTTTTTTTGAGAAGTTACAAGTTATTCTTTCAAAAATTCAGGATTATCAAAAACATTCCCAATAATACACCCTTGGCATATCTCTGAATCTAATAAATCGTACGGATTAACTCCATCTAAGGATATGCACCATCCTGTATGTTCGTATAAGTCAATTACTTTTGGAAACTTTCTTTTCTCTTCATGCTTCCATGTTGAGAATATAACGGAATAAATACGTCCGCTTGGTGCTTTTATCAAGTCTCCTTCGTAAATCTCCTTTTCATTTTTGTCTTTTAAGCCTGTGTACTGACCGATAGAGTCAGACATAACAAAATCCCATTTTGAAAAGAAAGGTGATGCAGAACCGTCATTAAATACTCCTCTTTCTTCTATGATTATTGTACCTTGTTCTAAATTTACAGGAGTACCGTATTTCCACTTTTTGTAAGTAGTGCTTTTCCCTCTGAATTTTATTTCACGCATAATTAAGCTTCTATTAAAATATGTCCTTGCTTTCTTAATTGTTCGACGTATTTCATCATACCTTTTTCCGTAGAAAATGATTCATCGTCCCACCAAATGCCCAATCGTTTAACCTGCACTTGATACCACTGATCACCGAAGAAGTTTTCATATAGTCCGTATCTATATTTAGCCATTATCAGTCCTCCTAATTAGGTAATAAATCATCGATGTATGCCCAACGCAAAATCTTGTCGTAATGGCAAGCTTTTACCCATTCATATTCAGAACGCCAATCAATACAAATGCAGACATTTCCGTCTCCATCCATGTGTTCAACCAAACAGTCCTTTCCCGGTTCAGCTATGTCACATGGTTTGTGCCACACCGAGTTGATGCGCCATTCTGCACCTTTCTCGAATGAATAGTCAAACAGTCCTCTTGTTTCCTCCGGATCATGATCCCAACCTATCATATTAGCATGTTGGGTTGCTGCTTTTTCAATATCTTCTCTTTCCATTTTTTTCTTTTGTTAAATTAATATCTTTCGTGATTTGAGCTATTTTACCAGTCTTCTAAATCTTCGGTTGAATAAGAATCACTAGCATCATTTTCGTCAGAATAATTCGCGCAATAATTTAGAAGGTTGAAATGATTATCACCTATTGAACAATCATCTCTGTTCGCACAATTCATGCAGCACCATTCATCGCTTTGCCTCATAGTCTTTTTCGTTTGTTTGACTTAACACACTATCATCAAACCCAGAGCAGGCAGCATCGTTCTGCTCGGCACCGGCCATCTGACATTCGAAGTAAGCGTCACAATCTCCACATATCTGGTCGTTCGGTTTTTCCGAACAACCACTGTCTAGTCCCTGATCCAGGCAAGCGATAAAATGCTTCAAGGCTTCTTCCGCTGTCGGGCAGTCCGGTGATTCGAAATAAATCATCGCTTCATTAAAGGCTTCGATAGCCTTTTCTTTCATCACATCCTTGATGATTATAGTACCGTCCGCTCCTTGTTCTCCGGGAGGATCGGGATGTCCTAATTGCTGTAGTTGCCATTGGGCACCAGCTATAAAAGCATCTTCAAGATCTTTAGCGCAAAACAATTTCATATTCGTTTCGAATATGTCGGGCTCTCGTAGCAGATGCAATGCTACTTTGGTGGCATTGACCTTATATTCATGTGCGTTGCTGTTCATAATTATTTAATTATTATCTTCTTTCTTGATCTTAATCTTATCAATCATCCTTTGATATTTAGCGGCCACATAGTCACAGTGTATTGCCAAATTCCTGTCGCGCTCCTTTTCGAGGCGCTTTATTTCTTCTTCTATCCAATCTTTCATATTTCATCTTTTTTTGTCATTTTTCGCATGATTCAAACGCTTTTTCAAATACTTCCGTCCTAAGCATATTGTTTGCTATGGCCTGAAAAGCGTTTGCAATTTCTGGCAACTCATTCAAATTCACATGTACCTCTTTGGGGGGTAAGTACCTCTGTAAGCTCCCTTGCAAAGTGCAGCATCTTATCCATGGTGAGATACCGAAGGGGATTGTAAGCCAGTGGGGCGTATTTGCTTATGGCGGTAAAGAAATCCCGGATGGTAATTTGGGATGTCTGGCATAACATGTCCACCGTAGAGCAAATGGAAAGGGCTTTGTTCAAATCTTCATGGCATCCGGCATTATGCAATGCCTGGCTGACGGTAAATCCATAGCGATCTATATGAGGCTTGATATCGTCCTCCATGCTCTGCGTAATGAGGGCCATGGCTTCCGCGTTTACACCTGCGATCCGGCATATTTGTCTGTTGTATGCGGCCATTTGGCGGTCCATGCTGTTGATCAGCATTTTGACCTTTTGGCGATAAAGTCCGCATCCCTTGATGTGATCGGAAAGCAGCATTTCGAAATTATACACTTGGTCGTTGACGAATAGGACGATATATGTCAACAACGTAACAAGACCGCCGGTGTCCTTGTCTATTTCATCCCAACTGTTATATTTTTTCATATCTATGAGTTAATAATTCTACTTCAGTGCATCTTATCCATTTGGCACTTCTTGATAAACACAGTTCGTGAGTGATTCGATTGATGTCATACACTTCTCTGATTTTACTCTTGTATCGGACTTTGCTACCGATACGGCATTGGGTGTTGAATATGTTTATTTTCATGCTATAGGTTGTTTAAAAAGGAGCATCATTTTCTTCTACAAGTCTATAAGATTGATCCATTTCATAAAAATGAGTTGTTTTAGGGCTGAATTGAACAATAAATTTCTCAAGGCCAATATTTCTGCCTTTCGCAATATCGATCATTGCGGTTCCTTTCGTTTCTGCATTTTGAAAAGGCTCAGGGTAAAATTTGCCATATAATTCCGGCCTATAAATCAAAATGACAACATCTGCAGCTTCCCCGATCTGCCCGGAATCGCGAAGGCGGGCAAGAGAAGGGATAGGATTAATGGAATCCCTGTTTAGTTGTGATAAAGCAATTATCCAAATGTCCAGTTCTTTTGCTAAATTTTTCAATCGTCTTGCTGCTTCTCCCATCATTTGCTCCTTATTGCTCCCTTTCATGTTTACTGTTAGAATTTGCAAGTAATCCACAATAGCCCCTGTGATGCCGTATTTCAGCTTCATTGTTCTAATG